GCCACACATTGACACAACGTGTCTTAGCCATTAAGTGGCCGATGGTGATGGAGGTGTTGGATTATAGTACAAAGGCGGCAATCCTGTCCAAAAATAAACTTGGAAGTCTTCCCCTGCTGCACAAAACGCATTAATATACGTCTCGTTATTACCGCGCATGAAAATTTTGTAGTCGAACGTATTCAACGCATAATCTCCAAAACTGCTGGTATAATCCTCTCTCTTACCAGGGACAAAACGATCATCACTATAAAACGGAACTTCAAATTCCGTATTTGGATTAACGTACCCGTTTGTAAGAACCATACCTTTAGACCCATTGAATGGCTTATTTGTCGCTGGAAGTGACAGCGAAGTATCTACCGCACCTTGAAATGCCATTTGACTTTCAGTGATAGGTGTGAAGACTGCTGTGCGCCCATTTTGGTAATACCTAGTTGATGTATCTCTTTGAACCTGTGTGATAGGTAAAGAATCATTAGCCATAAAACTCATGGGACATATCTTCCATCGAATGGACCCCCTATAGCCCGAAAAGGCTAAGGTGACCCAATGTAACAACATGGTGTTACAATAATTGTACGGGGCAGCTCCTGATGTGGTATGAACTGCACTGGTAACATTCCCCCTCAAAAAAGGAAAGGCCGTACGTCTCCCATATAATACGCGCCTGTCTGAATTAAAAGTTGCGTTCAACATGGAATGCAAAGAATATCGTTTTAGGAAAGGGCGAAATGACTTAATCACTTCACCAGTGAAAACTTTATTCAAATGCTCATGATTAGTAGTTCCAACTCCAACAACGTCTGTGTCGTCTTCCTGCTGTGGAGGCGATGGTGCATGTGACACCAAAGCATCATTCATTTTGGAATCTTCACTACCGGATTGTGGTTCAAAACCTGATTGAGGTTTGAACTCGTAACGTGCAAAGCGATCATTGGGAACAAAAACTTCAAAATCGTCTCCCATGGAAACGAAAACATTAACTTGAATGTCCCGCGGAGCTGTTGTATCTGGGGTTGTGAGCTCATTAACAATATACAAACTCAAAACTCCATTGCCAACTGAACTCAGTCCAATAGGATTTGATCCATACGTAGTAATAGTTGTACCCTGAGGAGTGCTACTGGAAAGCAGGGATTGATGCTGACCATTGCCAACTTCAATAGTAAAATCCTGCTTCTCGGCTATGTCTATGATCTCCATATAATTCGTGTTATACTCATTAGATGACACAAAATTGGGATCATAAACAACTTTAAGCCTACCTTTGTGAAACGCAGAGGCGACAATCTGAAATCGAAATTTCATTGTACCAGTCCAATACGAAAAAGGAACAGCAGCCATCGCGCACGCTGGTAAATACACAGCAGCGCCATCAGTCCTCCAAAGTGTCGGCATAACACGTGTATTCCACAAAAGTGTTTCGGGAGCCTCACCGATATCCCAATCAAAAGTGGTGAGATACGACTCCCTTTTTGCGATCTGTTTTATATTCAAAGGATCGCCTGGTCCAATACCTGAAATCGTAGGATCGATCGTCAATTCCTGCTTATCATCAATGGTCATTTTAGCCGCACCATCAGGTACAGTTGTCGTCGCCAAGGATGAAATAGCTGTAGGTTTATACGGATCGGGATCCTTTGTTACAGGTGGTCTAGAATAGCCAAAAAGCTTCGCAGTGGCCGCTGTAATACCAGCAACCTTGGACGTAGCCATTGCAAAAGGACCAATATATGGTGCTTCGGACAAAGAGGCGGAAATCTTGGAGATAGCCGTTGCAGGTCCAGAAATAACACCATTGCTGTTTGCTTCATCAACTTCCATTCCTGATTGAGGAACAATTGCTGCAATGTCAAGTGACGTAAGCATATTAAGCTCAACGTCTTCAAGCCACGCAAATACTGATATGGTAGCTTTGTCCGACGCGCCATTTGCATGTCTCAAATCATTAAGAGATATAATGTGCAATCTACCCAAATTTGTGTACTCCAAAGAGGTCAAAT